AGAGTGTCTGGTGGACGATATGGCAACATGGGACGAATACACAAAGATGATTAAGGATGAGATTGGAATCGAGATGACGATACGGAGGAATGACTAATGCCAAAAGTGAAAGAAACACGCTTGCGAAAAGGCGACACGATCAAATGCGCTGATACAGAGGGTTGCGTGAGGACAATGAATGAGTTGGCGGCCTGCGTGATAGAGACGGATTTCCTGTATGAAAAAGATGGAGAGAGTGGTTTATGGTTGAAAATAACGGGAGGAAAATTAGATGGATGAGAAGGAAGTTAGAGAAGCGATAGAAGCTCTGAAGATTATTAATCTTAAAAGAGTACATCCCTTTTATGATTGGGAAGAGATGCGAGAAATAAGAGACATAGCAATCGAAGCACTGGAAAAGCAGTTGCCGAAAAAACCGGACATAATGGACTACATACTTGGTGACATTGACTTTAAATGTCCTACGTGCAAAAGTGAATATATTTGCGAAAAAGGATATGAACATTTTTATTGCCCGAATTGCGGTCAGAAAATTAAATGGAGTGAGTAACATGGAAGAATTAAAGAAATGCCCGTTTTGTGGCAGAGAAGCAAGTCTTATTAAAACAATTTGTTTGAATAATAATTACGAAGGATATTTTGTTCAACATGATTGTAAGATGACAATAGCACCTATTGAGACGAGTAATTTTACCGCTGAAAAACTGGCAATCAAAGCATGGAACAGGAGAGTGAAAGAATGATTAAAGTAAAAGCAGAAGCAAATTATGGATTTGCTGGAACAGATAAGGGGACAGAGTACGATGTCGTGACAGCGTGGATGCCGAAAGAACAGATAGAACCATACAAGGAGAAATAACATGGACATTTTAATCACAATCGCATTCCTAGCCCTGTATTACATCCTGGGGCTTGGAACAGTGATTGCCCTAAAAACAGGAATCGAAGAGGAAGTAGAACTTGAAGGAGCAGATTACCTTCTGGCTGCAGGTTTTCCGATACTGCTGTTTGTGATTTTTTTAGATTGGATTGCGCGAAAGATAGTGAGGTAGAAAGATGAAAAAATTTAACTGGGATGAATTTAAGAATAAATGCAATAAGATCGTGGTGCATTGTAAGACTGAGGAGGAAGCGGTAGACTTTTGTAAGCAGATGCACGAACATGGAATGAAATGGTGCACAGGCAAAAGCTATATGGAAAAGACGAATTATGAAGAGTACAAAGGAGAAACGTGTTATTACGGAAACGGAGAATATTCGTCTCGTGATTTTGCAGAAAAGTACAATTATAAAATCTTGGAATGGGGTGATTACATGCAGAAAGAATTTACAAAGGCGGATCTGGAAGACGGGATGGTGGTTGAGCAGAGAGATGGGAACATGTATCTTGTATTGGCTGGGATGGTAGTGAGAAAAAGAGGATACAATCGTATAGGCGATTATGATGATGACTTGAAATGCGCAGGTTATACAGGAGGAGACATCGTTAAAGTCTATAGAATTACTCCGGGATCACTCAAATGCATAGAAGATGTGTTTATTAAAAACAACCTCGAACTCATCTGGGAGCGCAAAGAACCAAAGAAAATGACT